CGGAATCAGTTTACAAACGATTTACACAGACAACACACCACCGACACATTAACCGGGTATAATACAATCACAGTAAAGGAAAGAGAGGAAGCATAATGGATAGAACATTATACGCAATGATACTAATAATGTTGGCGCTGTCAACAATATGTTATTTGGTTGGTTATAGTGTGGGGTTAGGTATATTATGACAAGGTTAGAGAAATACGCAAAGAGATATGGTGACATACCATACCCAGAAAACATAAGTGAGAAACAGGCGAAAAGGTATGTTGAAACATATGTTAAGCTTGGTCGGTCAAGGGGTCGCGCAAAGGGCGAGGTATTAAAAAAATATAAGAAGACCATATCAAGACTTAGAAAATCTGGTTATGTCGTCCCTGAGAACATCAAGTTACCTGCAAAATACGACACATTATACATATACGCGCAATCCTTTAAACCCAACCCACAAACAGGCGAAGTTTATCCGGGTTTATATGCACGTGGCAAGTCGTTCGGGGTTAAAACAAAGCCGTCACCACAGACACCACCGAACATTTATGAGTTGATTTATTTTAACACAATTTCATATATAAGAGATTTTGAGGCAACGTCTAATCGTAAGGCAGAGGGTGCCCCTACCTTGCTTGAGTTTTTTGAGGGTGTTGCAGAAGTATATGGAAATGAAATTGCGGGGCGGTTAATAGATGAAGCAGAAAAAGCGGGCGAAACAATAACAGCAGATGAATTATACAACGAAACAGACGCGCAATCATACACGCGAAGTGTAGAAAGATTTGTAAGAAAGGTTTTAGAGTTATTACCACAAAGCGATTGATAGGGGGTGATAATATGACATTTGTTGGGGATTTTGAAACCACTGTGTATGACGGACAAGAATACACTGAAGTATGGGCCAGCGGTGTTTGCAATATTTCAGATTTATCTTGTGTTATTCATAACACTATCGGTAAAACATTTTCATATCTTGAAAACGTCGGTGAGGATGTTATCATATATTATCACAACTTAAGATTTGATGGTGAATTTTATGTCTCATATTTACTGAATGAATTGAAATACAAATATTACGAGGGTGACCGCAAAAAGAAAAAAACCTTTAAATGTGTGATATCGGACGCGGGATTGTGGTTTAACATCACAATAACCACACCCAAAAATATAATATCAATTCGCGATTCGCTCAAATTGATACCGCTATCTATCGAGGATATGGGTAAAGCCTTTAATACAGTACACCGAAAAAGCACGATTGAATATAAAGGCTTTAGAAAGGCGGGTGGGGTGATTACAGAACGCGAGGAACACTATTTGAAAAATGACTTGTTGGTATTAGCTGAAAGTTTACAACACATGTTTGCTGTGACGACCAAAACCACAATATCATCAGCAGCCCTAAGTGAATTTAAAAAAACATTTTATGGTAGAGATTATCGCGAGTGGTTCCCGAACTTAGAAGCCGTTGAAACGCCCGACTATTTTGATGAAAAAAACGCCGATGAATTTATACGAAAAAGCTACAAAGGCGGGTGGTGCTATGTAAACCCAAAAATACAGGGTCGAGAAGTGGGAAAAGGAAAAACATTTGATGTTAACAGCTTATACCCGAGCGTGCTCCACAGCAGTTCAGGGTGTGTTTATCCTGTAGGGAAGCCTTTTTTTTTCAAGGGCGACATCCCAGCCAAGGTGAAGAATTCTTCAATGTATTATTTTATAAGGATAAAAGTTAAATTTAAACTTAAAGAAGGTTATTTACCCACTGTGGCGAGTGGTGGGAGTATGCGGTATGGCGGTGTTAAATGGTTGACATCAAGCGATTATCGCTATAAAGGCGGTGATATTGACACTGTAGAAGTTGACGGTGTGGAAGAGCCAGTCTATTTTGAGTGTGTTATGACAATGACAGATTATGAATTATTTCACAAGCATTATAATGTTATATATGAGGAAGTGTTATACGGCTGTTATTTTTACGCGAAGGACGGCATATTTGATGAGTATGTTGATAAATGGGTTAGCGAAAAAATTAAATATAATGGCGGACGTAGAACAATTGCAAAGCTATTTTTAAATTCGTTGTATGGTAAGATGGCGGCAAACGGACGACGTGACCACAAAATACCAAGGCTTGATGACGGTGTTGTGAAATATGATGTTGTTAAAGGGGGAGACAAGGAGCCTGAATACATAGCGATAGGGTCTGCAATAACCGCATATGCGCGCAAATTTACAATCACCCACGCACAGGATAATTATGATTTGTTCTGTTATAGCGACACAGATTCGTGTCATTTGTTAGAGGGGGAATACAAAAACATAGAAGTTGATGATAAAAAACTTTTACACTGGAAAATTGAAGCGGATTGGGTCAAGGCAATTTTTGTGAGACCCAAATGTTATATTGAGGTTGGGGATAAGCTGGAAATAAAATGTGCCGGTCTAAATGAAAGGGGGAAGGAGTTAATGAAAATGTCTTTAACCGGTGACATACAAGAACCATTAAGCGACGAAGAGCGCGAATTTGTAAATGTTAAACGAAATCTAACAGATTTTAAGGTGGGACTGGAAATACCGGGAAAATTAGCCCCCAAACGAATAAGGGGTGGCGTGATATTATCAGAAACAACATATAAAATAAGGGCGGTATAACCGCCCTTTATAATAGCACCGCGCACGTTTGCTAAACGAAAAAATTTATTGGAACCATTTAAGGCTTAGCGCCCAATAAAATACGCGGTGATATTAACGAATTGATAGCGCATTAAAAATTTTATCTTTTACGCTAATGTTTGAAAACCTTATCAACCCTTGATGAAAAAAATCCCTCATCATCTTATGCTTGGTAGAACAATTTAGATATGGATTTGTATAATCTAATATATCATTACAATTTTTGTCGTATTTTTGCGATATATAAATGATATTAAGGTCGTAATAAAAGAAAACCCCGAATGTTTCACCCTTATAATTTATTGTTAGCAAGTAAGAATTTTTTCCAGACGGCTTATCAATCAGTGCCACCGAATTATTAAGATATACACCCTCTGATTCATATTTACTGTATTCATCGTCAAAGGCAGAGTTAAAGGTAGAATTTTTCAGAGAATTTGCTGCCCCGGAATTAAAATTAAATTCGCACACCCAACCATTACCACGAAGAAATTTTGTGTTTGGTCTTATTCTTTCTGTGATGTGTAGGGCAGAATAATAAGGGTTTAATAGATTCAACGTATTCCCAATTAGAACAAGCTTAACATACCTTGACGGCTCCCCAGCCCTTCTTGCGATTGAAGTGTGAAGGCTTCTCACCTTTTCCACCTCGCCGGGTAGGTAGTTGTCATATTCTTCTTGAAATTCATCGAATAATATCGTTGTCACGTTTTTAAAGACATGGGAACGATTTTTTAATTTTGTTGCTTGATTGATTGAAAGGGCGAAGCCGCATGTTTCACCATTCAACAGCAGTGAATAATACAACCCCTTGGCGTATGGTTTTGATGTCATTTCATCATATGGAAAATATAAGTCGTGAATGTCGTTCCAAAACGCAATATGCGCGTCTGACAATTCATAACCTGTTCTATAAAGTACAACAAATTGAGACCCGTCACGCTTAAAATTATCAATCACATGCTTATTGAAAAAGGTTGTTTTTCCCGCACTTCTGTTTGATGTGACAATAAATATTTCCGGGGTGTTTTTATTTAGGTCTTTTGTATTTAATAACTTATTTCCATTATAAAATTCCATACTTTATTATAACACAAAATAAATATGTGTCAAGACTTGACAAGAAAAAGTTTTGTGATATAATATAAGAAAGGAGAGTATTGATGGAAAACATTATCACTTTAATAAACACAGCAGGCTTTCCCGTCGCTATGTGCTGTGTGTTGCTATATTATGTGAATAAGCTAATAGACGCTCACCGAAAAGAGGTTGACGAGCTTACAGAAGCAATCAATAACAACACAAATGTTGTAAATATTTTATTAGAAAGGATAAACAATGAAGACAAGTAAAGAAGACATTTTGTCCAGACTTTCTGCGATTTTTGACGAGGGCGAGCTGACCGAAGAAAAGGTTAAAATTGTGGAAGACATTTCAGACACATTCGACGAATTATCGCGCGCAAGCGGTGACGTTGAAGAGGTTGAAAAGAAGTGGAGAAAAAGGTATATTGAAAGATTTGGAAGCCCTAATGTTGATGATGAGGGCGAAAAAATTGAGGAAACTGAAACAATTAAAATTGGTGATTTATTTGAAGAAAGAGGTGGCAAATAATGGCAAATGTTCCGCAGCCTGTGACACTCACTAATTCCAGTGTCAATATTTTAAATGCAATTAGAAACTCAGCAACCATAGATTATAGAAGCTATGTGCCATACGCGACAGAGGACGGCGATTCAATTCGTGGTATTGGTGCTATTATTATGGACTACCCCGCGTTGCAAAACGAGTTTTTAAACGCGCTCATTGGAAGAATCGGCCTTGTTATTGTCACGTCTAAATCATATCAAAATCCGTGGTCTGTATTTAAAAAGGGCGTTATGGACTTTGGCGAGACCGTCGAGGAATTATTTGTAAATATTGCCAACGTCCAGAATTACAACCCCGAAGATTCGGAAGCAACGATTTATACGCGCAACATTCCGGATGTGAAAAGCGCGTTTCATGTTGTAAACTATAAGAAGGTTTACCCTGTAACAATTCAAAATGACCAGTTGCGAGCTGCATTTTTATCATGGGATGGTATATCTGACTTAATAGCAAAAATCACCGATTCATTATACACATCAATGAATTATGATGAATACCAGACCATGAAATATCTAATTGCAAAAGCCATTATTAACGGCCAAATGGAAATTATTGGTGTTAGTGGGACGATTAACGAGGATGTCGTGGCTTTTAAGTCAATTAGCAATGATTTGACCTTTTATTCCAACAAACACAATGTGGCTGGGGTTTATACTTCAACTCTCAAAGATGACCAATATCTTATTATTGACACAGCCACTGAAAGCCAGATGAACGTTGATGTGCTGGCCACGGCGTTCAATATGGATAAGGCCGAATTTATGGGCCATGTTATTTTGGTTGATGGTTTTGGGAACTTGGACACTGCACGTCTCGGTGAATTGTTTTATGATGACCCGGCATATGAGGAAATAGGGTCGAGCGATTTAACATCCCTCAATTTAATCCCCGCGGTTATTGTAGATAAAAATTGGTTTATGGTATATGACCAGATGATGCAATTCACTGAAAACTACAACGGCAAGGGGCTGTATTGGAATTATTTCCTGCACACGTGGAAGGTAATGAGCGTGTCTCCCTTTGCGAACGCGGCCGTATTTACTACCGGAAGCCCCGCTGTTACCTCCGTGACCGTTTCACCGTCAACGGCGACCGTGGCTAAAGGTGGAAGTGTACAGCTTACTGCCGTTGTTCAAACAAGCGACTTTGCTTCTCAGTCCGTGACCTGGTCATCCAACAATGCGAAGGCTACCGTGGATTCGCGCGGGTTTGTAACAATCGCCTCTGACATTTCAGGGTCGAGTGTCACCATCACAGCCACTTCAACCTTTGACTCGTCTAAAAAAGGAACGGCAACAATTACCTTAGAATAATGTATATCGCACCTAATTCAATTATAAAAATATTGACGAATGTTCCTCTTTCAACTGGTTATGCAGACACGCTCTATTTTTCGAGTGTGTCTGCACAGACCAGTTATTTCAGCGCGAAAGTTAAACCAAACACAACGCTCGGTAGTTTAGGAACATTTTCATTCACCCTTGACAATCAAAACTATGTTCGTTCATTTAATAATTCGATTAAGGTCAATATCCCTGTTGATTTGTTAAACGACTGCAATTATGTAATGTTTCAGAATTCATCGTATACTTCAAAATGGTTTTATGCGTTTATCACTAATCGAACTATGTTGAGCAACGCCACAACCGAATTGTCGTTAGAATTGGACGAGATTCAGACATGGTTTTTTGATATGACCATTCAACCGGGGTTAGTGCTTAGAGAACATAGCGCGGACGATGTGTTATTCGGCAATTTAATGCCCGAGCCGTTTAATATTACCGATTATACATATCGAGATTCTGGCGGTGTGCTTGGTATACCCGATGGAGTGGGTATGGTTGGAAGTAAGCAATGGGATGGCAGCCAGCCCCTTGCGGGTGTGGCTGACGGTGTTTTTACAAATTGTTATGTGGGTTACTGGCTGACCCCTTCCACGCCTTACACCACAATTGCAAGCGCAATAAACAACTATGTTGAGACGAATGGGGCTGACAGCATAATTTCAATCTTTTTGTATTATAATAAAAATACAACAAACACAATCTATGACTTGGATTTGGACGGCTATGTACCTAAAAACAACAAGTTAAAAACATATCCATATTCATTTGTAAGGGTCATATCTTTAGACGGCACATCCAAAGATTTTAAATTTGAGGAATCTGGCGACTTGAATATGACTATAAAAACAGAAAGCGTCTCATTTCCTGAACCCGCTGTTCGCGTGGTAATGATTGATTATAACGGCTTAAAAGACGAAAACACACAAATGGTTTATTCGGGTTTTCCAGTGCCAGCAATTAACACCCCCACATATCTCGATTATTGGGCCACTAATAAATTTTCGTTCGGTTTTGGTGTGCTTAAGAATTGTATTGACGTTGGTTTAGGTGCTGGAAAGATTGTTGCAGGGGACCCAAGCGGCGGGGCTTCTGTGTTGTCGGGGGGTTTATCGCTTCTTTCTACGGCTGCTTCAATGGCCGACCTTATGAACGCTCCTCCACATGTCACTTCAAGCGGGTCAGGTCTGTCTTTCATAACAGCTTCATCAGATAGTATATTTAGATTTTATCAATGCACATTGAAGGCACAGGCTGCCAAAGCTGTCGACGATTATTTCACTCGTTTTGGCTATGCAACTAACACCATTAAACAACCCAACATATCAAGCCGACCGGCCTTTAACTATGTTCAAACCTCAAACATTCATGTGACGGGTTCGGCCCCCGCCGACACAAAGCGCGTGTTTGAAGAAGCGCTTGACCGGGGTATGACGTTTTGGAAGTCTACGGCAGCCTTCGGCGATTATTCACAAAATAATGGGGTGCAATCATGAAAAATATATCACTACCAAGAAACGAGCGTAAACGGTTCTATGATTCCATAGTGGACAACACCACCACATATAATTACTATGTAGAACGATTGACTGATATAGCAGTTTCGCGTTTCAAATGGACTGGATTCCCGGATTCAATTGACACACGATTTTTAGAATTGACTTTGTTTGAAAAGGGGCAAGCTGTTGTCTTTGAAGATGATGTCATGGGTCTTCTTTCCCTGAATACCGCTATTTCTGGGTCATGGAATGTGTATAATGTGCCAATTAAGCGCAGAGCATATGCCACTAACGGATATAATAAAAACCTGACAATTGAAAACAGTGTAATAGTGTTTAATAACTATATTAGAACGCCGTCTGTACAGCACATTTTAAATTTTTCAAAAAAATTGGCCAACATAGACGTTACAATTCAAATAAATATCAACACCCAAAAGACCCCAATAGCACTTAAAGCGAATAAAAAACAGCAATTGAGTGTTTTAAACGCTTATAAAAATTATGACGGAAACGTCCCTGTCATATTCAAAGAAGATGAATTTAAAGACGATTCTATATCTTCAATGTCTTTGGGGGCGCCGTTTGTTTCCCCTGAATTGTATGAACTGAAAACGAAAATATGGAATGAGGCTCTCACGTTTTTAGGTGTTCCAAACATTAGCGAAACGAAAAAGGAGCGCATGATAACCGACGAGGTTCAACGCCAGATGGGTGGTGTGCTGGCGAGCAGAACGTCCTTTATATCAATGCGAAAACAAGCATGTGAAAAAATAAATAAAATGTTTGGATTGAATGTTGACGTTGAATATAATTATGGGGGTGATGGTGATTGTCAAAATACACAACAGAGCTACGATTCATAATTGGCTCGCTTGCTGGGTCGACAGACACGTCATTAACACAGCTTAAAAAAGACATACCAAAAGCTTTACCACTGATATTTGACGGTGATTTGTCTCTTGACAGCCCTCTGTCCATAACCACCTTTGAAACACTGTTTTTAAACCACTTCGCATTTCATGAGATTGGTTTTGAAACATTTGCGCGGTGGAAATATGAGATAAATAATCATTTAAGAGAAATTATACCATATTATAATGATTTGTCGTCTTCAACGCTCAAAAATTTTGATTTTTTCTTGACTTCGCCCGGATATACCGACACAATAAATGATGTGACCGACACTGAAACCACAACCGGGGGCACAACAACCAACAACCTATCCACAGCAACCGAAGCTTCAGAAGATTATACAAGTGCGTATTCTGACACGCCTAACGGCTCATTAACAGATGTTAAAAACTTGAATTATTTAAGCACGGCAACCGTGGACGATAGGACAAACAGCCAAACCACCACAAATACGGGGACTGTTACAACTTCAAACACTGGTAACCAAGCTGTGACAAAAAATTATGAGTTAGCACACGTTGAAACGATTCGTGGTGAAGACAATTTAAAGGCAATTAAGCTGTTTAGGGAAGAAATAAAAAATATATATTCACTCATGTTAGACGAATTCAATGAGTATTTTATAACTTTATGGGGGTAAATTATGTTACAAAAACTAAATCTAATTATGAATCAAACACTACCGGCCACGTATGACGATTCGCTAAGCTATTATGAGGCGCTATCAAAAATCTGTTATGAGGTCAATGAAATAATTGACAAGATTAACGCTGATGAGGCGTTAATCGCCGCAAATTCGGAGGCTATCACCTCCATCAATTCTCAAATTACTTCTATTAACAATTCGCTGAGCGCTGACGCGGAAAAAATCCAACAGAACACTACGCAAATTAGCGGCTTGTTGCAAACTATGCAACAGCTGGCAGGGCAAGTTAACGACCTTGACGATGAGGTGTCCTCGTTCAGTTCGTCAATTTCTTCCCTTACAACGCGGGTGAATAAAATTGAAAGTGATTTTAATACGGGGTTTACGACACCCTATGTTACAATTACGTCAGAAATATTGCCCGGAAGTCCGTCAGACCGGGCGGTCACAAAGGCATATGTGGATAGCAAGATTTCGAGTGAATTCACGCCGATTGTGTTGACCGGAAATGGAGGTCCCGCTGTTCTAACTCAAATTACTGTTAGATTTGATAAAACTGGGTTGATTATTTATGGTTCAATTTCACAAGACGAATTACCAAGCGGTGCTTATGAGGTGTTTACTTCAAGTACTCGGAATACTTTGGCTAATGGGATATCGGCTTGGGTTGGGGACACTTTGGCAAATAAAACAATTTTAGTTCCCATATTTAAACAGGCAAGCAATTTAGATTCGCCAACATTTGATAGCGAAAGGTGGTTTTCACTTTCGTTTAATTCATCCGGGGTTCTTAGTGATTTTACCTATGTTAAAGCCTCTGGCGCTTCTACTACCGCACCAAATTTCGTGGCACAGACTGTAATATAAAAGAAAGAGGGTTATCCCTCTTTCTTTTTATTGTTTTGTGTGAATATGATGTTTTTGACTACGGCGCTAACATATCTTTTTTCGTCTTTGTCATAAGTTGTTAACTCACATTCATATACGCAGTAATCACCTTTTTTTAGATACTTTTCTGCTATTTCACACAGCTTTGTTGTAAATATCGCAATATCAATGAAAGTAGTCTTATCTTGGGATTTTTTTATTGCTAATGAATTTGTTAATACCTTAGACCCGTCTGCACACTCTCTTTTTTCAAAATCTTTAACCAATCTTCCACCAAAAAAACATACGTTCATTATTCTAATACCTCTTTCTCTAAATTATCAATCATTCGTTTGCATATTACAATTGCTCTTACGGTGTCATAATTCATAGACAAAACTTCGTCGCCCTCACCGACTATAACACCCTGTTTATACAATGTGTTTATAACTTCGGCCAGTTGCCCGTAATTTTCGGGTGTGACATCCTTGGGTATTACATGTCGCTTTAGCCAATACATCGTTTTGTCTAAATTGTCGGACAATGCGTGTATTTCGCTTAAGGCACAGGACAAACTCTCATCCAAGCTTGCGAGTTTTGATATGATGTTGTTTTGCCTTTCTTCAATTTCCTTGTATAAATCTTCTGCCATGTTTAAAAACCTTTCTAAACCTAAATCTAATGTCCTGTGTGGGCAATATTTGCCTGACCAGTGTTGGTGTGTGTATGTGACTTCCTTAACCTCCTTTCTAAATATGAAATAAGACAACAACGCTAATAAACGGGCTGCGTTCTGTTCAGCCTTTTCAAACCTTTCACCTCCAGACTTAGAATAACAAATTTCTATTGCTATTGTCCGCATATTACCATCGCCTTGGCCGCCCCCCGCGTGCCATGCGGTTCTGTTTAATGGTAATATTTGAACAACTTCACAATCGTCAACCGCAAAGTGAAAGCTTCGTTCTTCACTTGGGTCGTTTTGCAAACATTTGGCCTCATTGATGGCTGGTGCGTCGTTTGCAGTGTTGTGTATTGTTACACCTATAGGCTCCATATAATATGGTGACTTGAATTCATACATTTCTTCGGGTATCATGTGTTTGATATACTTCATTCAATCACAACCATCCTTCCACAATTTGATACATTGCACTTGATGATTTCAAGCGCCTTCGGGAACTGCCATCCGCTTTTGTTGTCCTTCATGTGTGCGCTCCTTTCAAAATACATATTCCCATCGGTTTTTCATTTCTTCCGGCGATACGTAGTAATCGCGGTGGCGTGTCCCTGTCCAAGCGATACCGCCCGCCGATCCCGCGAACGTGAAGTTTGCCGCGCGAAGGGAAGCGCCGTTTTCGCTCTCCAGCGTGTAGGTAATGACCTTCTTGTATCCCATATCGCGGGCAATCCGGACACAAGCGCCGTACAGCTTCGTACAAGCGTTTCTTGTCCCGTCGGTGCAATTCCGATAGATTTCAAGCGTCGCGCCGTCGTCAAGCTTCCGCGCCGTAGGTCTGCCGCATATTGCAACGCCGCAAAGCCGTTCGCCTTCAAAGCAGGAAATCGCGAACTTTCCGCCAACTGGAGGTATATTGTGCCGATGGTATTTCCCGACGAACTCGCGGGCGGGCTTTAAGTGCGTAGGTCTGATTTCAAGCATTCGCCGCCCCTCCTTAATTTGATACATTCTTTTAAGGTCATAACACCATCACCTCTCAGCTTCTATGTCATCGTTGATGTATTCTGCCTTATCGTCTATTACTTCATCTGTACAAGCTTTAAAATTAGGCTCTTCAGCTTCATCAACTCTTGTTAGACTACCGACGTATACATCTGTAATATTAAAATATTCGCCCAACGCTTTTTTAATAAATTCTTTGAACGTGGTGTTTTGTGGCAATTCTATAAGTCTATTATCCCGTTCTGCGCTTAACAGTCTGTTTATGTGCTCTGCTTCGCTCCCGAACGCTTCAATCATGTACGGTGTTCCGTTTTCGTCATATGCGATTTTTACTTCGTCTGGCACGTCTTTATTTGTCATTTCAATACCCCTTTCCCGTTCCTCTCGTTCTTGTAGGGCAGAAATGGCGAGTCGCTTTGATTCAAAGCAATCCTGTGGAACAGAAATACATTCATTTTCTGGGGCATAAAACCCCTTGCATGTATGACACTCTCGTTCGATATATTCAATCGCTTCTCTATTAGTCATGATACGTTTCCTTTCATTATTCTAAATGTTCTTCAAGCGTGTTCGGATATCCGTTTTCGTCATATGCAACTTTTAATTCGTCTCTCACATCATTATTCACCTCTCGCCTAACCCTTTCTATAATTTCTTCGCCGTGGCCTCTTGACATCATTTGCCCCCATTCGGACAAAAACCATTTTTCTAACAGACATCCGCCCCCGCCCTTTAATTCTACTTTATAATCGTATATGGCCTGTTCTAATATTGCCGCCTGTAACAATATTAAACCATCATCATTGAAATGCGTTGTATTCATTGTAGTCCTTTATTTTCCAATTGACCGGAATATCTCTAAGACCGCAGTCAAAGTTAGAATTTGGTGATTTTAGCGGGCATAGATCACATTGAGACATTCCTTCACACACCATTTTTATGGTCATTAGCGCGGTGTAAATCTCGTGCGGTTTTATTTTGTTTTCCATCATTCACCATCCGCATAATTGGCATTAAAATATTCTTCTTCACTCTCGTATTCATAAATTGTGTGCCCATATTCAACATTTAAACTCTTAGCGTATTCTAATGCTTCCTTACCACTATTAAAATACCCCACTCTCATATCGCCATTGTCATAGGTGATTACATAAAATTTTCCCATTATGCTTCCTCTCTTTCCTTTACTGTGATTGTATTATACCCGGTTAATGTGTCGGTGGTGTGTTGTCTGTGTAAATCGTTTGTAAACTGATTCCG